ACATTCATGTAGCTCAAAATCGACACAATCTGCCTTGGCATGAGAACGAAGGCGAATCGATCCAATTTCTTGTATCCATTCTCCCGTCAGGGAGGTTCGATGGAAATTTAGACGTTGGATCAGAGAAGTACAAACTTCAGAACACATCCGACTTATATCATAATCGGCTGATTTATCCAAATGGGCCATCTTTGACTCAGTCGGATTGAAACACTGTTGAGGGTGAAATTCACTCTCAAAGTGTTGAGTTCTGTATGTTTGCAAGACTTTAGGAAGATCTTCCTGGGGAGAACGAGCCACTCGGCTTGTTTGATCCAAGTAGATAGGGTCCATCTCATATTTGTGAATAGTGGTTTTTCGATCTTTCGATCGTGCCACAAGGAAAGGAAGAGTAAATCTCCTCCAAATGGCATTTGGGTCAACTACGACCTTATTGCCACCTCCATCACGAAATGGTGAACCAAAAGGAATGTTAGAAGTCACTATAACAATTGGTGAACTAAAATATGTTCCTTTTTCTTCAAGACTTGCCATCGGAAGAATATATGGATTTGTCGAGATAAGTTGAACGAACTCTTGAATATCATGAGGATCGTTCAGATCTTGACCCCAGTCATCTAAAACAGCTATAGGTTGGTTGGAATAACCATCCCAATGCTTAGTTGCAGGTGACCGAGAATAATACATTTCTTCTTCTGGTACTTCTGAGAACAGATTCGCACAAATCCTATGAACTAATTTCCTGAGAATAGTCGTCTTTCCTGAACCTGGTGGGCCAAAAAGGCCTATCACTAATGGTTCAGGACGGTTTTTCCCATGGAACTCAACGGGGTTTTCACCTCTGATTAGAGCTCCACTTTCGGTGAGTTGTCCTAATGCACCACCCTTTGCTCGTGATTTTTCATAACACGATTTAAGGTTTGGTACAACAGACTCATAAGGCTTATAATTAGCCTTAATGAATTCACCAACACGGGAAGAACTGAACTCTTTCAATTTCTCGTAGAGTTCTGGATCTTTCTCGATTAGTTCAGAATCTTCTTTGATGATTCCACTTCGATGTTTTTCTAAACCTGCTTCAAGGAAAGAGCTCGGTACTTCTGTACAGAGACCTTTGGCTTGTTGCAAGGAAAAGAACAACTGGGTGATATCATCTTGACTTTGACATTTTGATAAGCAATACCTTTCCATAAATGAGGGCATAAGAGGAAAACCTTTTTCTTCAAATCCTTCAGGAAGGTCTTGATGTGTGAACTTCGAAAAGTTTCCACAAAAAGAAAGCTTTATCAATTTGACAATTGCATTCTCTTCTAATCCCGTTGGGATCGATCGAAGGAAATGTGTCATAAGATTCAAAATAGGATGGTGTCTAGTGGCGCATCTTGAAACAATGCGTCCATTACGGAAAGACACCGAACTGTGTAACGGGTCCCTCTTCAGAAAAGTTAAGAGACCGTGGTACACAGCAATTGCACACCCGATCGAGTGCATGAACTTAGGATGATCCCTTGTGGCAAAGCCACGGAAGGATTTCCTGGGTTCGATGACCAAATCAGTGAGACTCTGTTTATTCTTAATTCTCTTCTGAATAATAGAGAACATCTTCGTTTGGAATTTTTGTGATCCAAACAAAGGCACATTATTGTGCAATCGTTTTCTTTCTTCTTTAGAGAGAACATAACTCCGTCTCACATAGAGTGTAATGGTGGAATTTAATCCTTCCACCTGGATGTTGGGTATAGGTTGACATAATTTGGGATTCTGAATAGTTTCAACTAA